CCGCCCGCTGGCGGCTCAGCTCAACAAATTCGCTCAGCGGCACATAGTTCAGGCTGGCATAATGAGTGTCTCCGCCGTCGATAAAGGGAAGATCCTCCAGCGCGCGGATCTCGTTGACGGAGAGCACGCCCGTGTCGCGCATGGTGCGGTACCAGTTGGCGCGGCTGGCCGCGTCGCCCCTGAGCTCAGCCATCATGTTGATGCGGATTTCAAGCCCCTTTTTCAGCTCGCTGTCGGTCAGCAGCTTATAGGTCTGCTCCTCTTCGTACTGCGTCACGATCGGATGTAGCGTGCTCACAACGTACTCAATGGAATTTTGCTCATTGGAAGCGTAAGATTGAGCCCCGTCGTTCAGCTTGTACAGCGGCACACCGAAGTAGCGGGCAATGTCCTTGACGGAGATCTCCTTATTTTCCACAAACTGCGCATCGCGGTTCGAGCTGGCGATGCTCGTGTATTTGAGGCCGAGGTCAAGGATCGCCGTGCGGTGTGCGTTGCTTGGGCCAAGGTGGACCTTTTCCCATTCGCTGCGCAGCTGATCTTTCAGCGTGACAGGAGATCCGTCAGGGCGGGTCAGTACGCCGCCGCGCTCGTTCTTTGCGTAGCCACCGAGATCGGCCTCTGTTTCCAGCACGCCGCCGGGCTGGCCGCCGTTTTGATAATACGAAGCGTCGTACTGCTGTGCCGCGCGCGCCGCGGCAATGACGTCCTCCGCACGCGACAGCGTTCCGATGCCTTTTAGTCCATTCCGTGTGGCATTTTTGTAGTGGCAAACGTCTTCGTTCGGCAGCCTCATCAGCTCGCCGGTGAGCGGATGCGTGACGTCATACCAGATGCGCCCGATCTCATCGTGCCACTGCTGCACGAGCTGCCAGGGCACGGGAATAAGCTCCTTCGGCAGTCCGGTCGATGGATCGCGGATGATCCAGTCATACCCGTTGCCGCCTTCCAGGCGGCTGGTCTCCAGCACTTTTTTGCGGATAGCTGGCGTCATCGCCTCATTTGGCCGCACATTGAGCAGATACAGAATATCGTGCGGTACATGCTCGCGGCTGCGGTTGTCAATCACAAAGTTCGGCAGCTTCGCCATGCTGTCGCTCAGAACTTCAATACAGCGGTCTACCGCACTCAGCTTTCGCGCCACGCTCTGTACGTCCTCCCCGGCAGCCAGACCACCGGAGGCCGCAAGTGCGCCGACTGTCACCGCTTTTCTGATGGTGGGCGACCGTGCGGTGGCTGCACGGAGCCCTTTAATAACGCTCATTCAGATCCGTCCTTTCCTTCCTCGTCGGTATCGTCATAGCCGTCGAGCACAGCGCCTGCGACAAGCAGGAGACCTGCTGTGATCACTCCGGCTGGAACGTAGATCATACTGGCACCCAGTGCGATCAGGACGCATCCGAGTACCAACGCGACGCCTTGCGCCGCAGCAGCATATTTTCTCATTCTCTCATCCTTACAAACTGAATCCCGGCTGGCTGACAGCCTCGGCGAGGTCGTGCTTTTGATTTTTTGCAATCATCCACACCGCCATCACGATGATGCTGGCGACCGTCGGGTCGATGCGCCCAATCGAGCGGTTTTTCAGCGGTTTGATATTGCCGTTTCCGTCCTCGTGGCACCGGACATTGCCAAACGTCCAGCGGAAACACGTATTGTGCACATGCAGCAGCGTATGCCGCTGCATCATGTCGTCCATTTCCTTCATCGCGGGACTCATATTCTTCAAATCCTGCGGGATCTCAATGGTGTTGACGATAGGGGAGAGCCTCTGCGTGATGGTTCGGCTCAGATATGGGTCAAATCCGATCATGCGCAGGTCAAATCGCTCGCGCGCCTCGCGGATACGAGCCTCAATATCGTCATAATCGTTCACCGTGCCGGGACACAGTGTCAAAAATCCGGCGCGCGCCCAGTCCCGATAAGGAACATGGTCCCTTTTTTCAGCTTCATCAACCGTTGCTTCCGGTCTCCAGATGCCATAGGGCCAGATCACGGCGGTGTCGAGCCCAGACTGTGGAGGAAAGAGCAGTACCAACGCTGTCAGATCTCGGCTCGTCGACAGGTCGACGCCTCCGTAGCAGATCATGCCGTCCAGCTGATGCAGGAATTCCTCTCGCGCGGCCTTCTTGCTCGGTCCCCACTGCGTTTTGTCATACAGATTGAGTGAGATCCAGCCGACCGACTTCGTCGTGATCCACTGATTCAGGCGCAGCCAGCGGAAAAGCCGCTCGGCAGCCTCGCTTTTCTTGGCCGCCATGGCCTCCATGCGGACGTTGCGCATGCTCAGGTGCTTGCCCAGCGAGGGATTGCACAACTTCCACAAGCTTTCGTCCCAAATGTCGATTTTTTCAAGGTCATCCGGATCGTCACCGAAGAACGCCGTCAGACCGTACAGAATCGGCAACCAGTTTTCTTCGTCGCGCTCCAGAAGGGCCTGTTCCGCGTCGGCAAGGTCCTCATCCGCGGCATGCCTTAACGAGAGGACCTTGCGCGCGTCACCGTCTTCTTCCTGAATGCGGCGCAGCTGCCGGGCGTCGCGGATCGCGACAGCCTTATCATGGATCTCCCAGCCGATGCTGCCGCGATCTGGGTCGTCACCGGCCGTCGTCAGCACGATCCACACCGGTTGACGGCGGGAAGCGCCGGCTGCGCCGGTCATGATATCCCAGAGCTCGCGGGACGGCTGGGCATGCAGCTCATCAAAAATCACGCAGCTCGGCTTGTAGCCGTGCTTGCTGTATGCCTCGGCGGAAAGCACCTGCATCACGCCGATAGTGACCCACTTATATCCGCCGTTGCCGGTCTTGATCCGGCGGCGGTACTCGATGCGCTTGCGGCTCTCGGTGATCTTCAGCTCGCCGCGTGCGACCATTTTTGCCGTCCACGGCGCACTCGTCGCCATGAATACCGCCGCATTGTAGACGATCGAAGCGTTCTCCTTGTCCGCCGCGCAGATATAGACCTCGGCGTTCAGTTCGCCGTCGGCAAACAGGTGATAGAGCCCCAGCGCGGCCGCAAGCTCGCTTTTACCGTTTTTCTTGGGGATCTCAAGATAGAGATACCAATATTTTCGCAGCCATTCGGCATTGATCGGGGCGGGGAGGTCCTCGGTGCCCGTTTCGGACACCTGCGTCCCGTAGAATTCCATCAGCGCGCTGCGCTGCCAGTCATACAGGTTGAAAAGTTTGCCGGTATCGGTCGTCGGCAGCCGGCTGATAAAGTCGCAGACAAACTGTCCGGACTCCTGATCGTATCGCTCAGCCACTGCTTGCGCTCCTGCTCAAGGCGCTGTCCTGACGGCGGCGGAGCATTTCGGTGAATTCATCCGTCCCGCCCTGGTCGCCGGCAGCAGCACCCGCCGCGTTGACGACTGCGGTCGGAACAACGATCCGGCAGCGGGAGGTGACGGAGAGCCCCATTGCTTCGGCGCACTGGCGCGCCTGCTTGAAATAAGCGCCCTGGATGCTCGTCCATTCCTTGGCGAGCTTCTCGTCGTTCTTGCTGATGGCCGCTGCCGCCTTCTTGTCGGCCTTGGTCCAGCGCTCACGGCAAAGGAAATATTGACCGAGAACATCGCGGTCGAGCTCAGCATACAGGCCAGCGCCGTTGAGCATCTCTCCGATCTCGCAGTATTCCGGCCGGAGCCGTTTTGGCAGCCACTTGGGCGGTGTGACTTCGTCTGCCGGCGGCATGTAGATCTCGCGATCGCGCCGCTCATCAGCTTCGGCCTGCGTCAGGTGCTTCCGGCCATTGGCTTCCACCAGCGCCGTCGGCTGTCTCTTTCCGCTCATGTTCTCACTTCCTTCTCGTTGTTCCCCGTGGGGAAAATTTCTCGTTCGCAGGAGGCCTCGCGGTTATGGCACGCTTCGTCGAAACTTCAAAACCCCGGCCACCCCTTCGCAAGGAATCCCCGCGCGACGCTCCTGCGACGCGCCCGAGCGCCCAAGCCTACCGCCTCAAGCCTGCGCGGCGAGGCTTCGAGCGCCTGCGGTTTTCGTACATTTCCCGCGCTGTCTTGCGGCTGTGGCAGCTGTGACACAGGCTCTCGAGATTGCCGCGGTCACAGAACACAGCCCAGTCGCCCTTGTGGTCGACGATGTGGTCGACGTCGGTAGCACGGACGCGCCTGCCGGCTCTGGCACACTCGCGGCAGAATGGCTCACGCATTAACTGCGTCGGGCGGAGATCCTTGCGCCACTCATCGGTGAAGTACATCCAGCGCCAGGACTCGGCCTCAGCGCTGCGCTGTCCTGACCGCTTCGGCGGTTGATGCTTTGCGCAGTATCCGTCGCTCACGAGCTCGTAGCATCCCGGATATCGGCATGGTCGCAGTGGCTTCTCGCTCACGGGCTATCACCTCCGGAAAAACAAAAAAGCCTGCGCCGACACAAACTGCTCTCGCAGATCATGTGGCGCAGGCTCTCAGGCACAGGCACTCGTCGATATTCACGATAGACTCTTTTCCGCAGACCTTGCAGTACACGGTCAGCGACCGCGCTCGGGTCTCGAGATTGAGCCGAAGGACTTTTCCTCGACCGCATCGCGGGCAAAGGAGCCATCCGTTCTTTGTGTTCAGTTTAGCAGTTTTCGCTTCGGTTTGCAATGCCTTTTCCCCACTTTCTCTGGTTTGTCCGTAAATATTCATAAGGTTTCAAGAATAAGAAATCAATATCTAAAATAAAAGCACTATTTTTAGTAGCTCAAATACTTGCTGTATGAGTACACGCCCCAGTCGCTTTTTGCCTCGTTGTACTCGAGCGGCAAGATGACCGCATCCCGCGGGACGTAGATACGGCCGGCCTTGCTGGTCTTGACCTCTGGCAGCGGCACTTTGGGCTTGAGCGTCCGCGACGGCCCCCACGGGTGCTGCCCGACCTCCGGCCGCTCTTTGGTAAAATATCGGGCGAGCCTGCGGTAGCCGTCCTCTTGCAGGATCTTCTTTTTTGTGTATGGTACATCGTAGGCCTCGCCCCAGTCCCACAGTCGCCGCACGAGCACCGCAGGATACTCGCTGTTGCGCAGAAAAACGTGAATGTGCAGGCTGTCATGCAGCCCCTCGATGCGATAGACGTAGTCGACCGGCCTGCCGCTGCCCCAGCGCTTGAGGCGCTTGAGGTAGGTGTTCCAGATCTGTTGTACCTCTTTTCGATTCGCCGGTAGATTCTCCGGCGCGAACGTCAGCGAGTGGAAAACGCCGTCGTATTCAAAGAGCGCAAGCCGCAGCTCCAGCTTGTCGACGGTCGTGCGGCTCATTGCCGGCCCGCAGCGGGAACGGATGCACTCGCCGTTCTTCCGCAAAAAGCACGCACGATCCGTCGAAAACACCTTGACCAAAGGGCCCGCCCGCTGCTTTACGATGCAATATTCATCCATACAGATGACTTCCCAACATTCCGGAAACAGCGCCGGTCATATCGCCCTCAATAACGGTATTTTTCAGCTGCTTGTAGTAAATCCGCAAAAGTTCAACGCATAATCTGTTCATAATTCGTATATGCGAAGTTCTTCCGTCGCACGCGTCTGCCTCCCGCACTGCAGCATTTCTATCAAAGCCAACGCTCATCAGCAACTTAATCATACGTTTCCTTTTCATTCGGCCCACCGCAGCTTTCTCTCGACCCACTTCCACAAGTTTTCAAACGGATGCTCCACGGCATACTTAAATGCCGATGCGTACTGCACACCCACATTTTTCGCAACTGTCAAATCATGCGTCAGCCGCGACGCCTCCGCGTTCGCCCGCCCAAGCGCCGCCTC